AGTCTTTCTGTCTCTCTCCGAGATGGGGCCGATCGCTCCGAACGATCACGGATGACGCTGGATGGCGATCGATCCGAGCCGATCCCGCCGAGACTCGTCTCGAGCTCTTGGGGTGACAAGACTTTCGGGCACCAGGTGGCCGCCTGGGCGAAACGAAACCTTGAGATCGACCTCATGCCGTGGCAGCGGACCGTCCTCGACGGGATGCTCGAGCACGACGGGGAGCGTTTGTGTCACAGATTCGCGCTTGTGAGCGTTGGACGACAGAACGGCAAGACCAAAGGCGTGATGGCGGCCCTGATCGGGTGGTGGCTCACAGAGCGGGCCGCAGCTCTCGACGAACCGCAGTCCGTGATGTCGACGGCGCACAAGATGGCTTCGGCTTACGAGGTGTCCGACGTTCTGTTCCCGATCCTCGAGGCCCGTCACGGTTTCAAGACGTACCAGAGCTTCGGCCGGAAGGAGGCCGTCGACGGGGACGGCAACCGCTGGCGGATCGTGTCTGCCTCACCGAACTCGGGGCACGGCACCTCGAACGACCTGATCGTGGCCGACGAGATCTGGAAGATCCCGCTCGAAACGATCGAGGGCTCACTCCTGCCGACACAGACCGCCCGGCCGTCCCCGTTCGCGTTCTTCACGTCGACGGCGGGCGACAACTCGTCGGAGTTCTTCAAGCGGTGGCGCAAGAGGGCGATCGAGGAGCTCGAGGGCGGCCGTCCGACCCGCCTCTACTTCGCCGAGTGGTCCCCGCCGCCGAACGTCGACCCGACGCTTGAGGAGTGGTGGCCGTGGGCGAACCCCGGCCTCGGTTACACGATCACGCCCGCCGAGCTGCGCGACAAGTTCGCCTACATCGACCGGGACCAGTTCGTCCGGCACCATTGCAACCTGTGGCAGGTCGCGTCGGGGTCGTGGATTCCGTACGGTTCGTGGGAGCAGAACTCGACGAGCGACGACATGCCAGGAGGCGGCGTGCTCGCCGTCGACTCTGATGCCGATGGGGCAGGTTTCGTCGGGGTCCGTGTGGCCCGCCGCGACGACGGCCGGTTCCAGGTGCGCTCCGAGTTCCGTGTCGACTCGATCACGGCGATGTGGGAACGCGTCGAGGAGATGATGACCGACAAAGAGCTGCATCTCACGCTCACGCCGGGCCTGTTCCAGCTCACACCGCCGCACCTCACGCGCCGCACCACGGACTGGGGCCAGACCGAAATCACCCGGTACACGGCGATCGTGCGCACCATGATCCTCGAGCAGCAGCTCCTCCACGGCGACCAGCCCGGCCTCTCCGAACATGTGAACTCGGCCGTGTCGGGCCGGTCGTCGGGGAACTCGATCACGATCACCTCGGCGAAGTCGCCTGGCCCGATCGAGCTCTGCCGATGCATGATCGCCGCCGCCGGGATCGCGTCGAAACCTGCGATCGTCCGGAAGGCCGCGATCGGCATGGCGAAATAGGTGCTGGAAGTTATCCACAGGGCGTGCTAGCATCCGGCGCGTGGGACTGTTCAGTCGGAAGCCGCACGCGCCAGCCTTCGGCGCGTCCGAGCCCATCAGAGCCGCGGCAGGTTCGGCTGGCCGTCCTGGGCTCTGGCAGAACTTCACCGTCGGGGCGAGTACTGCCAGAGCCTTGTCCATCCCGACCGTTTCCCGTGCGGTCGGACTGATCACCTCGACCATCGGCGGGCTCGACCTGCGGCAGTACACGCTGCAATGGGACCCGGCCGGAGAGCGGTACGAGAAGATCTACCTCGAGGGCGAGTCATGGTTCACCCGGCCCGACCCGCATGTCACCCGCAACTTCATCATGTCCGCCACCGTCAAGGACTTGATGCTGCACGGCCGGGCGTTCTGGTACATCACGACCCGCTTCTCGACGAACTTCCCGGCGTCGTTCGTGTGGCTGCCCGCCGACCAGGTGTCGACCCCCGACCAGTCCGGCCCCGAATGGTTTGGGCCCGCCACGAAGATCGAGTTCAACGGCCAGAAGCTCGACCCGAGTCTTGTCGTCCAGTTCCTCTCCCCGCTGGACGGCATGCTCTGGACCGGTAGCCGGGCGATCGACATCGCCTACCGTCTCGACGAGGCAGCCCGACGCTACGCCAACAGCGATATCCCGTCTGGCTACCTCCAGCAGCGCGACAACTCCGAACCGCTCTCCGGCGACGAGCTCACAGAGCTCGCGCAGGCGTGGGCGAACGCACGGGCACAGAGGGCCGTCGGCGCGTTGAACAACTCGGTCGAGTGGATCGAGTCGCGCGCCAACCCGTCGACATTGCAGCTCCACGAGGGCCGTCAGCACGCCGCCCTCGAGCTCGCCCGAGTGTGCCAGGTGCCCGCCTGGCTCGTCGGCCTCTCGGTCGGCGGCATGACGTACCAGAACAGCGAACAGGCCCGACAGGACTTGATCCTGTTCGGCGCGATGCCGTACATCCGGTGCATCGAGGAAACCCTCTCACTCGACACCGTGATCCCGAGGGGCCGCCACATCGAGTTCGATGTCGACGACTACCTCGGGGGCGCAGCAGGCGACGGCATCCCCGTCGAGGGTCCTGTCACGCAAGAAGGAGCAACCGCATGATCCGATTCACCGCCCAGTCAGTCTCGATCGACGCCGCCGCAGGCGAGGACGAGCAGCCGTCCCGGCAGATCTCCGGCATCGCGGTGCCGTACAACGTCGACGCCGTCGTGATGGGTGGCCAGAAGGTGCGGGTGCTGCCCGGCGCGATCCCGACTGACGGCCCCGCCCCTCGACTCTTGGCAGAACATGATCACACCCGGGTGGTCGGCATGGTCACCGCCCGCGAGTCCGACGAAGCCGGGATGCTGTTCACCGCGAAGATCGCCGCTACCCAAGCCGGGGACGACCTGCTTGAGCTCATCAAGATGGGGGCCTACGACTCCGTCAGCGTCGGTCTCCAGCCGATCGAGGTCGAGCAGGACGGCCGGACGACCGTCGTGAAGGCCGCCGCCTGGGAAGAACTGTCCGTGGTCTACGCTCCGGCGTTCGCCGACGCGAAGATCACCGAGATCGCCGCCTCCTCCGAGGCCGACGACAGCCCCGAACCCGAACCACAACCGTCCGAGGAGGACACCGACATGGAAGACCAGACCCCCGAGGTCGTCGAGGCCGCCGCTTCCGCGGTCGTGGCATCGCCGCCCGTCTACGCCAAGCCGAAGAAGCTCACGCTCCCGGCCCTCTCCGACTACATCGAGGCCGCCCGCGAGGGCGGGTCCCGCTGGCACCTGCTGAACGAGCAGATCCAGGCCGCCACCGGCGATGTCGTCGTCTCCGACGCCGCGGGCCTCGTCCCGACCCCGGTCGTCACCCCGTACTACGACGACATCCAGCCGCTCCGGCCGATCGTGAACGCCCTCGGGGCGCGCTCGATGCCCGCCGCCGGATCGACGTTCCTGCGGCCGAAGGTCGCGAACCACGCCAGCGTGGCCGCCCAGTCGTCCGAGCTCGCCACCGTGTCGACCGCCGACTTCGACCTGTCGAACGTCACGTTCACGAAGAAGACGTTCGCCGGGACCCTGTACATCTCGGAGCAGGTGATCGACTTCTCGACCCCGTCGATGCTCGAGGCCGCCGTGACCGACCTGGCGACGAAGTACGCCCTCGCCACCGAGGACTACGTCGTCGACCAGCTCGCCGCTGCGATCACAAACACGCAGGAGGTCCAGATCTCGGACTTCACCGATGACACCGAGGTCATCACCGACCTGTACACCGCCGCCGCGTCGATCGCCTCGACCGGGAACTACTTCCCGAACGCCCTCGTCATGGCCCCCACGATGTGGGTCAAGCTCGGCGCAGTCTCGGACGGCAACGGCCGCCCCCTGTTCCCGCAGTCCAGCCCGTCGAACGGCATCGGCACCCTCCCGCAGGGCGTCACCGGCACCACCGGCAACCCGCTCGGACTCAACCTCATCGTGTCGAACCAGATCGGCACGCAGGCCGTCGGCAACAAGGACGCCAACGAGTACTGGTGGCTGATGAACACCCGCGGCGTCGAGTGCTACGAGCAGTACAAGGGCTTCATCCAGGTGACGAACGCGGCGCAGCTCGGCGTCCAGGTGACCGTGCGCGGCTACTTCGCCGCCGAGGTCATCGACGTGAACATGATCCGCATCCTCGGCCCGGACGCCACGTTCAGCTGATCTAGCGAGCACCTCCCGGGGACTCTGGACTACGTCATGGCCGACTACACCATCACGCACGCATGGCGCGTAGACGACTATGGCGTAGTCCAGACCCTCGAGGACTTCTCCGGCCTCATCGTCGGATCAGACATCAACATCAGCGGCCTGTCACAGACCAACCTGAACGGCAACCACACGGTCTACAGCCTCGAGCCGTACGAGTTCCTCGGCGTCGACGACGACGGCGACCTCCTCTGGAACTACAGCATCCCGAGGATGAACCAAGTGCTGTTCGTCGACGCAGGCGACGACATCGACCGCACCACCGACTCGGGCACCCTGGCATACACGCCGACCTGCACATGGATCACGAACGCCCAGGTGACCGAGTTCCTCGGCATCAGCGCAGCCACAGCGAACGACACGGCCTACATCACGACCTGTGTCGCAGCTGCGAACGCGTTCGCCTCGAGGAGACGGCGCGCCGCCGGATACTTCGACGACAGTCTCAGCACCGCCCCGTCGGGCGATGTGAAACTCGGCACCACCCTCTACGCCGCCGCCCTGTACCGGGAACGCGGCTCCGTGGACTCGTTCGCATCGTTCGAGCAGCTCGGCCCCGCCCAGGCGTTCGGGTCGATGGGCCGCATCTTGCAGCTCCTGGGAGTGAACAGGCCGCAGGTCGGATGACATGGCCGCCACAGGCATCCTCGCAGCGGCCTACAGCAACGTCACGAGCGCGTTGGCGGCCGCCAACCTCGTCGTGGTCACCGACCCGCGGAACGCCCGCCCCATGTCGGTCTACGTCGAGCTACCAGAGGGCCGCGCGTTCAATGAGAACATTGTCGACGTCTCCATACGGCTACGCGTGCTGGCAGCACCCCCCGGCAACCAAGACGCCGCCGACTACCTGCTGACCGTGTTCGACACGATCCACCAGCTCAAGACGCTGGCCGTGACAGACTTCGCCCCGTCCACCGCGATCATCGGCGAGCAGAACAT